ATATGTTAGTTACAATAATAGTTGCAGCAATAATAATTTTCATGATATTTAAAAGTTTTGTAAATGATATAGCATTTTTCATCAAGAGAGAGTTTGATAAAATAGATAGAGAAGAAGAAGAATTAGAAAGAAGAGAGAAGGAGGGAAAATAATGTGTCTATTAGAAAAAAATACGAAGACTACATAACAAAAGAAATAAAAGAACTAATTCCTAAATGGAAGCGGCAGGGTCAAAAAGATGATTGGATAGCTAAAAAAATAGGTGTAGGGAAAAATAAAATAATTGACTGGAAGAAGGAACGAAAGGAGTTTAGGGAGTTATTTAAAATGGGTACGGCAGAATTGCTACTTGATTTAGAAGAAACTCTTTACACGAGAGCTAAAGGACATATGGTTATAGAGAAAGAAATAACTAAAGATAACCAAGGCAAAGAAACTGTTAAAACTAAAGAAAAGTATATTTGGAGTGATCCTTGTTTGTCTATGGCATTAAAGAAATTAGATCCTGATAAATGGGGAGATAATCAACAAGAAGAAACTCAAGAAGAAAAGTTAAAAAGATTACTAGAAAAGCTAGATGATAGATTATGAGTTTAGGAGCAGTTTATACTGATAAACAGATTAATATTTTAAAACATGCTAAATACAATGACTTTTTCATAATGATATTGCATGGAGCGAAAAGAGCAGGTAAAACTATAATTAACAACGATCTGTTTCTAAAGGAATTAATAAGAGTTAAAACAATTGCTAGTAAAGCTGGGATAGACAAACCTCAATACATTTTAGCGGGTAATTCACTTGGAAATTTGCAAAGAAATGTACTAATTGAATTATCAAATAGGTTTGGGATAGAATTTAGTTTTGACAAATATAATAGATTTATGCTATTCGGTGTTCAAGTATGTTGTTTTGGTCATGGAACCATTAGAGATATAAGCAGAATCAGAGGAATGACAAGTTTTGGAGCTTATATTAATGAGGGCTCAACTGCAGTAAATGAAGTGTTCAAAGAAATATTAAATAGATGTTCGGGAGAAGGAGCAAGAGTATTGGTAGATACGAACCCTGACCATCCATTACATTGGTTGAAAACTGATTATATAGATAGAGCAGATGGAAAAACTATATGTGAATTCCAATTTACTTTATTTGATAATGATTTCTTGACCAAAAGATATGTTGACAATATAGTTAAATCTACACCAAGCGGTGTTTTTACTGACAGAGATATATACGGAAGATGGGTATCTGCCGAAGGTGTCGTTTACAAAGATTTCAATAAAAAAATACATCTAGTCAAAGAAATTCCTAAAAATTTAGTTATTAAAAAGTATATAGGTGGAATTGACTGGGGTTATGAACATTATGGCGGAATTGTTATAATTGCCAAATGTTCTAATGACAGCTATTATTTGATAGAAGAAATAGCTAAGAGAGAAGAATACATTGATTTTTGGTTAGAAAAAGCATTAGAATTCCAAGAAAAGTACAATGGAATAAAATTTTATTGTGATAGTGCTAGAACTGATTATGTAAGCTACTTTAAAAACAAAGGTGTTAGAGCATACAACGCTAAAAAGAGTGTTATAGAAGGAATAGACTATGTAGGGACCTTGCTCAAAACTAAGAAGCTATTCTTTTTGGAAGGTAAGTTTAAAAAAGGCTTAGAAGAAATGTATTTATACAGTTGGAATACTAAAAGCACGAAAGGCGACGAAGTTATAAAGATTAATGATGACATTCAGGATTGTATAAGATATGCTTTATTTAGTGAATTCAATGAAAGAAAAGTAGTAGGAATAAAAGGCATGAGGGGGTTATTTTAGTGCAAATTGGAGCAGATATATTAAAAACTAATTATATAGAAGATCCTTCCAGTTCTGATATTAAGAAATGGATTGATTGGCACAAAACGCAGCAAAGAAGATATCAGAGATTAAAAGATTATTATGACGGCAAGCAAGATATATTGAATAGAAAAGATGTGGTTGAGGGTAAATCAGATGAAAAGCTAGTGACTAACTTCTGTAAACTAATTACTAACACTCTAACTGGGTATTTTATATCTATTCCAGTCGAGTACAGAGCAGAAGAGGGAAAAACGATTGATGAGTTAAAAGAAATTAATGATGATAATTCTATATCAGATGTAGATTTTGACATAGCAAAGAATATGAGCATCTATGGACACGGATTTCAAATAATGTACTATGATGAGAACGCAGAACTTAAAATAGAAAGTTGTTCTCCAAGAGATACATTCTTAATTTATGATAGTTCAAAAATGGGAGAAAAAGCTATTGCAGCAGTTAGATATCAAGAAATTACTGACAAAATTACATTAAAAGTTACAATATTAATTGATTATATAACTAAAAATAAAGTTACCAAAATCGTTGCAGATGGTTCGTATAAAATCAGTAAAACGGATACAACGAATCACTTTTTCAAAGATATAATCATAACTGAATTTATGAATAATTCAGATAGAACTGGAGATTTTGAAGATATATTAACGTTGCAAGATGCTTATAACTTGTCATCAAGTGAGAGAGTAAATGATATAGTTAATACTGTTCAAGCGTTATTAGTATTCAAAAACTATGCGACCCCCGACGCAGAATCTAGGGACGTTATACGTAGAGAAAAAATGATTGGGCTAGATAACGATGGAGATGCTAAATTTCTTTCTTCTGACCTAGATGGAGCAAATGCTAAAGCAACTAAAGACGATATAGCAGCAGATATTCACAAAATATCTAATTGCCCTAATATGAATGATGAAAAGTTCTCGGGAAATACAAGTGGTGTTGCTATGAAGTATAAACTTTGGGGAGCAGAACAAGTTGTATCCACAAAAGAAAGAAAGTTTAAAAAATCTCTAAAAGAAAGATTAAAACTAATTGCAGAATCAGTTAAAACTAAGAATTTTGATTATAGAGATGTAAATATAAAATTTAATAGGAATATACCAGTTAATAATGTTGAAACTATAGAATCTCTAGTGAAACTAAAAGGTGTAATTTCAGATGAAAGTTTATTCTCACAAATGAAGTTCCTAGGAATAAAAGATCCGCAAAAAGAAATTGATAGAATTAAAAAAGAAAATGCAGATTTAATTGAAATTGATGGACTTGGTGGTTCAGATGAAAAATAAAGAGTACTGGGAAAAGAGGGCATTGCTAGTTGAAGATAATGCCTTCAAGTCCTCTAAAACTTATATGAGAAGGCTCAATAAGGTTATAAACGATTCTAAGAAAGCTATCAACTCTAAGATAGATAAACTATATAGACAACATGCTAAAAATAATAAATTAAGTTTGATTAAATCTAAAGAACTTATAAATGGTAGTGAGTATAAAGAATGGAGAATGAGTTTAAAAGAATATGTTAAATTAATTAAAAAAGAAACTAAGAATAAAAAATATTATCTTGAATTAGAAACATTAAGTAAAAGAGTAAATGTAAGAAGATTAGATTCATTATTATATCAAATCAAAGCAGAAATAGATTATATGTACAGCAAGCAACTCAATTTATTCAGTGAGTGTTTAGCTGATGTTTATAAGGAAAGCTATAATCAAACAGTCTACAATATCCAACATGGGACAGATATGTACTATAGCTTTTCTCAAGTAAATATTTCAGATATAGACAAGATACTTGCAACTAAAAACGCAGGTAAAACTTATTCAGAAAGAATTTGGGGAACACATAGAGCGAAATTGTATTCAGATGTTAGAACTGAAATTAGTCAAGGAATCATGATAGGGAAAACTAATAAGGAGATGATCTCAAATCTATCTGTTAGATATAATGTTTCTAAGTCCAATACTAACAGATTAATTAGGACTGAAAGCAATTTTTTCTGCAATCAAGCAGAAGCAAAATCTTATGAAGAAACAAATGTAAAACAATATCAATATCTAGCAACTTTAGATAACAGAACAAGCTCAATCTGTAGAAGCTTAGATGGAGAAGTATTTAAATTAACTGATATGAGCGTTGGAATTAACTATCCACCAGCACATCCATTATGCAGAAGTACTACAGTGCCTTATTTTGATGACAATTACATCACAAGAACTAGAAGGAACACAGAGGGCAAGTCGGTTGAAGGTGCATTTACTACATATTCAGAGTGGGAAAAAGAGCTTGTAAAGTAAAATTAAAAACTACAATAAATAATTTTTATGTGATATAATAATTATAGAAATTAAATTAACGAGTTACGGTTCGTTGATATGTAAAATAGTGGCTACGGTCACAAAGAGGAGGGTTTATTATGACAAAAGAAGAATTTTTAAAGTTTGCGAGTTCAGCAGAGGGAAAAAACATTTTAAAAGAAACTGGACATACTGTTTTAAACAAAGAAGTTGTGAATAATTATTTAACTTCTAACGAGGAAGGAAAATCTTTGCTGTTTTCTTTGAATGATAAAGAGTATGAAAGAAGATTTAAAAAGTTTGAAAATGAAAAGTTACCTGAATTGCTAGAGAAGAAATATCAAGAAAAGCATCCAGGTATGACAGAAGAACAAAAGAAACTTAGAGCTATGGAACAAGAACTAGAAGGTTTTAAAAAAGAAAAAATCAAAGCTACTAATTTTAAGCAACTTTCAGAATTGAACAAAGATTACAATTTACCTAATGAATTTTTTGAAATGTTAGTAGGAGAAGATTTGGAAAAATCTAAAGCTAAAATAACAGAAATTGGTACAAAATATAAGGCTGATTATGAAGCTAGGTTAGCAAAAGATATTGATGAAAAGCTTGCAAATGGATACAAACCTGGAGCAGGTGGAGGAAGTGCAGCGGATACTGAATTATCAGGATTTGAGAAAGCATTGAACGGGGAAATTTAAGAGGTGCAATTTAAAGCAATGGTAAAAAACGGAGGTAAGAATGGCAATAGTATTAACAGAAAAATTTGCAGAAAAGATAGATGAAAGATATTATCCAACGTCTGTATCAGCGTATGGTACAAATCAAAACTATGATTGGGATGGAGCACAAACAATTAAGGTAACATCAATTGGAACTACAGCGATGGGGGACTACAATAGAAGTACAGGGTATGGAACAGTTGCATCAGCAGATGAATTATCAAACACAGTACAAACTTTAACATTATCTAAAGATAGATTTTTCAGAGCTAAACTAGATAAAATGGATGAGAATGAATCTAAAATCAAATCAGGAGAAGTACTAGGAAGAGAATTAAGAGAAGTTACTATTCCCGAGATTGAAGCTTATAGATTTAATGTAATGTGTGCTAAAATTTTAGAGAATACAACAAATGGAACAGAGATTACAGCTACTGATTCTCCATACGCAGACTTCTTAGAAGCTAACACTTACTTAGATGATTTAGATGTACCTGATACTACTAAAATAGCATTTGCAACACCTAAATGGCTAGGGGAAATTAAGAAAGATTCTAACTTTGTTAAAGCGTCTGAAATGGGACAAAAAATAGTAATCAAAGGTCAAGTTGGTGAAATTGATGGAGTTGCAATTGTAAAAGTTAAAGCTAAATGGTTAGCAACTACATTAGGAACTCAAGCTTATGACTGTATTATAGTTGATAAGAATGCAACAGTTGCACCAATGAAATTAATGGAATATTCAGCTAATGCAAATCACCCTGATTTTTCAGGAACAGTATTTCAAGGAAGATTCTACTATGATGCTTTCGTATTAGAACAAAAGAAATTAGGACTTGTAGGAATTAAAATAGCAGAATAGATTCAGTAGAAATATTTGGGAGGAGATTTTCTCCTTCCTTATTTTTTTAGAAGGAGGTACAATTGGATCAAATAACTAGAATATTAGAACTAATCAAAATATACAAATCAGATATCGACGCAAATATAGCTAAAGTAGATATTGAAACTATGATAGATAGAATTAAACTGTATTGCAATATATCATATTTACCGTCTACATTAGAAAGACCTGTTGCAAGAGAGCTGTACAAATTGTACAATACATCAATGCAAGGCGTTTCTAGTATCACAGAAGGAGATACAACTATAAAATATGCAACAACAATTGACTTTGACAATGCTATAGAAAACTTAAAGACTACTTTATTCCCTTACAGAAGACTGTATACAGCTCCTAAAGAGGTTGTAGTTGATGAGTAGTATAATCGCAACTCATTCTATGAAAGTGCTAGAACATGCTACAGTAACAGATGAATGGGGAGAGGAAACAAGTGGTTGGGAAGAAATATATAGTAGTATCAATTGTCATTTGTCACAAATTACAGATACAAGTACTGGGGAAACAACACCTTATGCAACAGAAAACAAGAAATTTAAAATATTCTATCCTTTAGAATACATAATTCCAGCTGGGTGTAAATTAGAGTTATCTCCCCTCTTCCAGGGTGGAGAAAGTTACACTCTTTTGTCAGAACCTAGTGTTGCTTATCAATTCACGCAGAAAAAAGAAATGAAGGTGAGTTTATGGCAGGAATAAAGGGAATGGAAAATTTACTAAAAGATCTCGACAAGATACAAAGAGAATTACCTCACGAAAGCAGAAAGTTTTTAAATAGTCTAGGAAATAGAGTTAAAGCTAAAGCAAAAGTTAAAGTTCCGGTTGATACTGGAGAGTTGAGAGCAAGCGTTAAAACTAAAGTTATTGATGAAAATGAAGTTAAGATATATTCTAATAAAGAATATGCTCCTCACATAGAGTATGGCCACAGAACTAAGAATGGTGGATTCGTAGAGGGAAAATATTTCTTGAAGAATTCAATAGATGAAGTTAAAATGGATTTGCCACTACTTGGTAAGAAATTTGTCAAGGAGGTATTGAAAAAATGAAAATATCAGATATCAGAAAGCATCTTTCAAAAGTCTTACATGAAAAAACTGAACTTAAAGTATTTTCAGAAGACTTCAATAAAATTGTTAGACCTTGTTTGTACTTAAAAAACATTAATAGCAGTAGAGAATCAATGGGACAAAGTATAGAAAGATTAAAAGTTAGTTTTGATATTGAATACTTTCCTTCACAAGCAAATACAAGTTGTAACAATGAGATACAAGATGCACTAGACACCATAAACGGAGCTTTTGATAATGACGCATATAAAGTGTTGAAGGTGTATGACAGAACTGTTATATTGAACAATACAAGCTCTAATATTACAGACAATGTAGGACATTATTTAATAGACTTAGCTGTAAACATTGAATACGGAGCAAGAGAAAATTATGACTTAATGGGAACTTTAGAGTTAGACACAAACATAGAAAATTAGGGGGTTAAAATGGAATTAGAACCAAATATAAAAGTTATTTTTCAAACATTAGCTACGACAGCCATCGAAAGAAGTGAAAGAGGAAAACTGTGTATATTGATTGATGATGATACAAATACTGATACATGGACAACACTAGAAGGCGTTGAAGATATAGTGGCTGATGACTGGGCATCAGAAAATGTACAATTATTAGGTACAGCATTTGAGGTGTTTACACCACACACTGTTATAATTAGAAGAGTTGGAACAGATGATATTGGAACTATATTAAAAGATGTAGCAACTAAAAAAGCTACACAATTGTGTTACCCAGGAGTTTCAGAAGAAGATGATTTAACAATAGTTACATGGGCAAAAGCACAGGTTGAAGAGCAAGGAACAGTTTACATATCTACATTTGCAACTAATTCAGACAGCTGTGCAGTGGTTGAACTAAATAATACTTCGTTCACACATCAAATTATAGAAGATTACACACCTTCAATGTTTACAGTAATGTTGGGTGGAGCAATGGCAGGGTGTCCTCTTAATAGGTCACTAGATAACTATATAATGCCAACTTTAACAGCTGTTGATAATGTAGAATATGCAGAGGGGAAATTAAGTTTATACAATGATGATGACCAAGTTAGAATAGTTTTAGCTGTAAATAGCAAGACTGAATTTGATAGCACTTGGAAAGAAAATACTAGAAAAATTAAAGTGTTTGAAGGAATGAATATAGTTAGACATGATATTGAAGATACATTCAAAGATAATTGGGTTAATCACTACATCAATAATTACAATAACAAAATGGCTTTCTGTAATGTAGTTAACAAAACATATTTTCCTAGCTTACAGCCTAATGTGTTAGATTCTGAATATGACAATGCAATGGATATTTCTAGTGAAATGAATAAAGCTAAGATAGTTATAGATGGGAAAGATCCTGATGATTACACAGATGCACAAATTAAAAGATATAATACAGCTGATTTTTTCTATGCAACTGCAGATGTTATGTTTGCCGACACAATGGCACATCTTGAATTAAAAATCAATTACTAGAGAAGGAGGAAATAATGGCAGATTTGAATGGAACCAAAGTTATAAGTGGTGGATATGGAAAAGTTTACTACGAGAATGTAGAAATTATGGAAATACAAAGTGCAGAAGCTAAGATAACTGCTAATAGAGCAACAGTTCTTATGGGAATAGGAGAAGATTCTAAAGTTACAAGTTATACAGGAACTGGAACTCTTACAGTAAATAAAGTGTATTCTAGAAGTAGAGAAATATTTGAAAGTTGGAAAAAAGGAGCAGACAAAAGAGTTACTTTAGTTTTTGATATAATAGATCCCGACGCAGTGGACGGACAAAATGAAAGAGTATCGCTTGATAATGTTTGGTTTAATGAAATTTCGATAGGTAGTTTTACTAGAGGAGAAGTTGTAACAGAAGAATTACCATTTGGATTTACACCATTTAGTGCAAGTTTCGATGACTATATAAAATAAAATAATTGAATATTGGGGGAGTATAAAAACTCCTCTTTATTTTTTAGGAGGATATATGATAAAAATAGAAGATTTAATAAAAATAAAATTAGGGAAGAAAGAAAGGGTCTATAAAACTATAAATGTACCAGAGCTAGGGGGAACTGTAAAAGTTTTAGTACCAACTACAGAAGAACTTGAAGATATAGTTGATATAGAAATTAAAAATAAAGATGGAAAAGTGGATAAAGAAAAAACAACTAGAGAGAAATCTAAAAAGTTAATATACTATCAAGTTGTAGAGCCTAAACTATCAGATGAAAGGCTGATATCTCATCACAATTGCAAAGATTCTCCTGAGGATGTAGTTTTCAAGATTATGAGTTCAGAAACAGTTGAGAGCTTAGCAACAGCTATATTAGCGCTGTTTGACAAAGAAACTATAAAATACAAGGTAAGAGTAGTTGAAGAAGTAAAAAACTAGCAAGGAGTGATTGTGATTTAAATTTCTTTTTCAGTTATTACTTAGAAAAAGGTCACAGTATAAAAGAACTGCAGTCACTCACAGAAATTGAATATACATATATGTTAGAACACGCAATAACAATGTTAGAAGGGAGGGAATAATGAGTGTTGATTATGCTCTAGAAGGTAGTTTAAAACTTAGAGATGACTTTTCAAGAACTCTAAGCAAAGCAAAAATAGGATTCAAAAATTTTAATTCAAGTTTTATTAAAAATGCAGATAAAATAGATAAATCTTTCAACAAGATTGCAATTGGAGCTGTTGGAATGGGGACTGGATTAGCTACTGTGGCTTGGAAAGCCTATGGAAGTTATAGAGAATTAAACAATCAGCTTGTAAGGAATCAGTCGCTAATGGGGGCCAGTGAAAGTGATAGTAAAAAGTTGGAAGATCAAGTTAAAAGCTTAGGTAAATCTACTATTTTTACAGCTAAACAAGTTGCACAAGCTCAAGAATATCAAATTATGGCAGGTTATAATACTAACCAAATTTTAGAAACTACACCTAAATTATTAAAATTAAGTATTGCAAGTGGTGAAGATCTAGCCTCTACATCTGATATAATTACTGATTCGTTAACAGCGTTCGGACTCGGAACTAAAGATTTGGGGGAATATTTAGATGTACTAGCTAAAACATCTACTTCTACCAACACAAACATTGGAATGCTAGGGAATGCATTTCAAAGTGTAGCAGCAAGTTCAAAAGTTATGGGAGAA